TGGTGCGACCCATCGGGTTCAGCACAGGGGCAGGCCACCGAGGACACACCGATCAGGATCATGCGAGCAGCAGGTATCCCGGCGCAGCCCTGCTCGACGAACAATCCTGACCTGCGGCGTGCCTCGATAGCCAACCCGGCAAGGCGCATCTGCATGGACGGCAAGCCCGGCCTCCAAGTCAGCCCCAAGGCGAAGATGGTCCGCAAGGGACTGATGGGAGGCTTTTGTTATCGCCGCATGAAGATCGCAGGCAGTGAGCGGTACACAGACCTACCGGACAAGAATATGTACAGCCACCCCGTGGAGGCGTGCGAGTACGCTCTGATGGGTGGAGGCGAGGGGCGTGACGCTTTGATCCCAGCCAACCGGCACCGGAATGAGCGCACGCAAACAGAGGCGTTGATGTAATGGAATTGCAGAGACTGCTAATGCCCAACGGATGGTATGACCCGGTGTGGGAGCGCGAGCAACGCAGGCACCCGTTCGTGCAGATCTGGGAAGCTCAGCAACTCAAGGAGCAGGCAGAGTGGCAGGCGGCCCAGGAGCGTGCCATCGCAGAGCGAGCGGCATGGCAGGCATCCGTTCTGGCCGACAGGATTGCCGCAGAGGCGGAGGCGTTTGACGAATATGGCCTGACATTTGAGCGCATTCGCGAGTTGGTGGCGTGTGAAGACGTTGATGCCCTGGGCCATGCCGCCAACCGCAAAGACGTTGCGGTGCTTCATGCCTGGGTGCTTTCACTCCATGGGGGCGGCGTGTCTTTGCGGAAGATCGGTGAGAAGTACGGGATTGGCCCCGAGAGCCTACGCCAGTGGGTGGTGCGTGCGGAGCAGAGTCTCGCAGACTTGAAGGCAGCCAAAGAAGCCGCGAGGGTGGAGAAGAGCCGAGAAAGTGCGGCCTACCGTTTCAGGAATGGTTACGCGGACAAGCATGGTCGCACCTTCCCGCACGTTTCCGAAACATTCACCGACGAATATCTGGCCGGTGGCGTGACGTTTGAGAAACTCGGCGAGAAGTACGGACTATCGCGTGAGCGCATACGCCAGTTGGTCGCTCGCGTGCAAAGAAAACGCCGGGAGGCGATCCTCTGATGGGCGTTGACTTCTTCCGCGAAGAGACAGACTGGGAGCAAGCCCAGCGTGACGTGAACTCATGGGGATATCCAAGGCCCGTCGAGGCGCTGGAAGCTGAAGCAGCCTCCTGGGTCCGCTATGGCGAGAACGTCCTCGTGTGGTTCCTCCAAGGCCCAGAGCCGGACAGTCTGGCGTTGCACGCATGTGCAGCACCCGAGGCCCGTGGCAATCTGGGCACGGATCGTCAGATGACGGGGATCGAGGTGATCGGTGAGTTGCTCGGAGCCACTCGGCTGTGGAACTACACCGGCCTCGCGGGTGAGCACCCTGGGATGCCGACAGAATTGACGCGACGGTTTCTCTCTGCGCGTGGTTGGACTAATGCGGAGTTGGGAACCTACATCGACCTGGGGGTGAACTGAGATGGCAGCGAACTATAAGACCGGGGCTTGGCAGGGCCTATCAGCAGGGACCGGAAACATCAACACCATGGGCATTCAAGGGGCGGTCCAGACCGATGTCTACAATGCGTATGGGGGTAACAGTGCCGGGTTGTCATACGGTAGCTGGACACCAGACTGGAACAATGCGGATGACGTGTCCAAGGCATCCAAGGCCTACAAGGGGCTGATGGAGTTCCAGCAGGGTCGGGTTTCTAATATCGAACCCGAAAATGATTACCGAATGGACAAGAACAATATACCCGGTTGGAGAGTTTCCAATCAGGGGATTTCAAACCCGTACCACTCCCAAGGTCTGGGACCGGAAAGCTATTCCGGTAAGTATTACTCGGACATGATGGGAGATCAGGCCCGCTGGTACGAGGCGAGCTACAGGAAGTTTGAAACTCGTAGCCAAGAACTCAAGGGCATTGCTGCGGCGGGTGGGCAAGATGCCTATGACGAGGCTCAGGCAGCGAAGAAACTGCTGGGCAAGCCGTTTGCCGAGGCTGCGAGTGCGGCTGCACTGCTGCGCCAAGAGCGTGGGCCGAGAGCAGGCGGTGGCGGTGGCGGTGGCGGTGGCGGTGGCGGCAGCAGGCAGACTTCTAGGGCGGCACAGGGAGAACGCAGGCGGCTCGCCTCAAATGACCGGACAACCGGAGGAGGCAGCGGCGGCACTAGGCGCAAGCAACTCCGTGCAGCGAACCTATTGGGCCAGCCACTCGGTGGTGGTTCACAATCAGCAGCCCAAGTGCTGGGCTGAAAGGAGAACACATGGCTCCCCTCATTCCCTTCATACTCCCGGCTACGCTTTCAGCCATTGCGACCGTTGCAACCCGGCCGAAGGCTCCACCCCCGCCCACGAAGCCCGAGGGTCCAGCGTTGGAGCAGGGTGCCGTCGAGGCGCAGCGTATGGCCGAGATGCGCAGGCAGCAGCAGGGCAAGCGCGGCCGGGCGAGCACGATCATGAGCGGCTCACCTCTGGGCCAACCCGGTCCAGCCAACACAGCTAAGAAGTATTTGACGGGAGCCTGACATGGCGAAATCAGTCGAGGATTGCCTACGGAAGCTCCGGGAGCTTGAGGGCAGGCGCAGCACTTGGGACAACCATTGGTCTGAGGTCGCGAAGCTTGTGTGGCCTGCTGCGGATGAGTTCCTGACTGCCCGCACGCCCGGTGACAAGCGGAGCACAACGATCTTCGACGCGACGGCTGCACTGGCACTAGAGAAGTTTGCTGCGGCAATGGAGTCCATGCTGACGCCCAGGGCGCAGAAGTGGCACACCCTCAAGAGCACAAACGATGACTTGAACAAAGACTCAGCCGTCAAGAAGTGGTTTGAGGAGGTGGGCCGGATCATGTTCCAGGCCCGCAACTCACCGAAGGCTGGTTACTACGCTCAGATGCACGAGGGGTACAAGAGTCTCGGTGCATTTGGCAATGCGTGTCTGTTTGTCGATGAGCCGAAGGACGGTCATGGCGTGCGCTATGTGCAGTGCCATGTGGGCAGCGTGTTCATTGAACTCGACCCGGCACGCAAGGTGGATACGGTCTACCGCAAGTACATGATGAGTGCGAAGGCAGCCGCTCAGGAGTGGGGACGGGACAAGTTGCCGCCCAAGGTTGCTGTGGCTTTCGAGAGCGTGGACAACCACTACAAGCAGTTCGAGTTTCTCCATGTGGTCAGCCCCCAGATTGAGCAGGACCGGGAGCGCAAGGACTACCACGGGATGCCTTGGATGTCGTACCACATCAGCATCGAGGACAAGGCCATCGTCGACGAAGGCGGGTACGAGGAATTTCCGTATATGTATGGCCGATACACGGTGAACCCCACCGAGATGTACGGCAGAGGCCCGGCCATGCTGGTGCTTCCCAGTATCAAGATGGCTCAGGAGATGCAGAAGACATTCATTCGCAGCGGTCACAAGATCGTGGACCCGCCTCTGCTGCTGCACGATGACGGTGTCTTGGGCACCGGCTCCAAGCAGGTCAGATTGACCCCCGGTGGGCTGAACTACGGTGGGGTCGATGCCCAGGGCAGACCACTCGTGGTGCCGCTCCAAACTGGAGCACGCCTAGACATCACCGAGGGGATGTTGCAGAAAGAGCGCGAAACCATCAACGATGCGTTTCTGGTGACCCTGTTCCAGATCCTGGTCGATCAGCCTCAGATGACGGCCACCGAGGCATTGATCCGTGCTCAGGAGAAGGGGCAACTGCTCGCACCCACGGTGGGCAGGCAGCAGTCCGAGATACTCGGGCCCCAGATCCACCGGGAGTTCAACATCCTTGGGAGGCAGGGGTATCTGCCCGAGATGCCGGGCGTATTGGCCGAAGCTGAGGGTGAGTACGACATCACCTACGAGAGCCCGGCCATGCGGTTCCAGCGCAGTGAGGAACTCGTGGGGATTCAGCGGACGCTGGAGATTGCCATGCCCTTTGCTCAGGCAGACCCCAGCATCCTGTCGATCTTCAAGCCGGACGAGATCATCCGACTGGCGGCTGAGATCAATGGGGCACCCAGCGACATCCTGCACACGCAAGAGGAGATGGATGAGATCGCGGCGCAGCAAGCCCAGCAGGCCCAGCAGCAGCAGATGATGGAGGCAATGCAACAGATTGCCCCAGCAGCCAAGGATCTAGCCCAGGCGCAGCAGGCACTGCCAGCGGAGGCTGGCCTTGAGGGATGACATCCTGGCCCGTGGTCAGGCGTACAAGGAGACATTCGCCGGTGAGAGGGCCAAGGCCGTTCTGGATGACCTCGCGAGGTTTTGCCATGCGAATTCCACCACCCACGTCGAAGGCGACTCGCATGGCACGTCACAACTGGAAGGTCGCAGACAGGTCTGGCTGAGAATCCAGGGATACCGAGATCTAGTCCAGTCAACCGAGGAGCCCGCCACTACGGCGGAGCAGTAAGGGGAACCGATGGCAGAAGAAGCAGCACCAGAGTCCGCAGGAGCCTCTCTAACGGCAGAAGCAGTCGCCGAGGCACCAGCAGCACCCTCGTGGACCGAGGGCCTCGCAGAGGACGCTCAGGGCTATGTCGAGAACAAGGGGTGGACTGGCACGGATCAGATGCTTGATTCGTACCGGAACCTGGAGAAGGCTATGGGAGCACCCGGCGAAAGCGTGCTGACCCTGCCCAAGAATGCCGAGGACTCGGAGGCATGGGGAGCCGTGTACTCAAAGCTAGGTAGACCAGAGGATGCCGCGGGGTACGAACTCGCTAGCCGAGAGGTGCCAGAGGGTGGGATTGACCTCACCCCTGACCTAGCAAGCTGGGCACACGAGGCGGGTCTGTCGAAGACCCAGGCGCAGAGCATCTACGAAAAGTACA